TGGAAGCTCTGGAGGATAAGGCGAAGAGCCTCGGAAGCAGCACAAAATTCTCTGCTACAGAAGCCGCCAGTGCAATGACAAATATGTCCCTGGCGGGCTGGTCCGTAAGCCAGACCCTTTCCGGAATCGATGGCGTATTGCAGCTGGCCGCCGCTTCCGGAATGGATCTTGCAGATGCATCCCAGGTTGTTACGGATAATATTAGTTCATTTGGACTTGAAGCTGAAAGCGCCATGCATATAGCGGATATGATGGCTTATGCGCAGGCGAATAGCTCCACCACAGCGGCCGAGCTGGGCGAGGCATACAAGAACTGTGGCGCCAATATGAATGCCGCAGGACAGGATATAGAGACTACAACCTCTATGCTGGAATCTTTGGCCAACAATGGTCTTAGAGGAAGTGAAGCTGGTACAGCCCTTGCAGCCGTAATGCGTGACATGACCAGCAAGATGAAAGATGGAAAGATTGCAGTCGGTGATACTTCTGTAGCTGTCATGGATTCTGCTGGAAATTTCCGTGACATGACGGATATCCTGAAAGATGTTGAGGGTGCTACAGATGGAATGGGAGATGCACAGAAGCAGGCGGCTCTTATGTCAACCTTTACATCTGATTCCATTAAGGGCTTGAACATGCTCCTTAATACTGGCGCTGATCAGGTAGCTGGCTATGAAGAAAGTCTGAGAAATTGTTCCGGTGCTGCTTCAGATATGGCAGATACCATGCAGGATAATCTGCAGGGTAAGCTAACAGAGCTTAGCTCCGCTACAGAAGGGCTGGGTATTGCGGTATATGATTATATATCAGGTCCTCTGCAGGGCGGAGTGGAATTGCTTACTGATGTTGTATCAGGATTAACAGACGCGATTACACCTCAAAAAGATGCAATGGAAGAAATGTACGATGAAGTTGTACAATCCTCCCAGAAAGTTGCCGATAATGTACAGGCGATTGACGATCAGTTTACCGGAACCCTGAATTCCGTGGAAAATGT